TAACCTAATTTTGGTACCTATATAGGCGACGTTAAATACGATTACTATGGATATTGGAACTAGACCGTTGTGTGTTAAATGCAAGGAAAAGCCAAGAGCCTATGCTTATAAAAAAGGCAAAAAAATATACTGGCGTAAGCAGTGTGATACTTGTATTAGAAAAGCAAAAAATCTTAAAATTGGTGGTGTAACTCCGCTACAAAGATCTGGTTATGTTAAAAAGAAAAGATGTGAATTATGCAGTTTTAAAGCAATAGAACATATACAACTAGATGTTATTTTTATAGACGGAAATAAGAATAATGTTAATGAAGTAAATTTAAAAACTGTGTGTGCTAATTGCCAACGACTAGCAAGTGTTAGGAAACTGCGTTGGAAAGTTGGGGATCTTGAAGCCGATGTGTAAAACTATCGACCTTTTCATTTAGTTCTTCTAAACTTCCGTTATTTTCAATAACATAATCAAACTCGGATTTTGCCCACATATATTCTGAAGAATGTATACCTTTAGGTTCTATATTGCCTTCAACATAACTTGTAAACCAATCCGGATCTTTAAATCTTTTTACTAATAAAATTACTCCGCCACATTCTTTTATTCTTTTAATTTCGTTAGGAAATCTTGTATCGGATATAACAGTATTTTCACCTTTATATCTGCCTATGCAACTGTCAACCCATATACCGTCATACATTTGTCCACGCATAACTTCTGTGCCAAATTGTTGTAATATCGATCTTGGAGAAACTTCTCTGCCAAAACGTTCGCTCCAAAACTTGTCAGGTTGTTCACGCCAGTGTCTGCTGGATTGTCCTCTACCTTCTAGCATATCTCTATCCCAATTAAACATAGAAGCAACAGCATCTTTTAAACTTTTTGCAAAAGAATCTCTCTTATAGCCGTGCTCATTTACAAGTCTTTCTGCGACTGTGTCTTTTCCTGAACCTATTAATCCACAAATACCTATAAGCATTTATAGATTATACTACTTTATGATACGTTTTGCAATCTCTGTTTTTGCATCAGAAACTTGATTTAATATTTGTTTCTGTAAATTAGGATTATTTTTTGCTTTATCAACATCTGACTCTAGTTGATTTACCAATTGATTTAGTTCGTTATAGTTTAACTTACTAACACCTTTTTTCTTTCCGTCAGATTTTACTTGTACTGTTACTCTTGCCATGGTAATATTATTTAAAAATTTTAGGTAATGAATTAACCTATCACAAAACTATGTGGTGTGCCGCCTTCAGAGAAATTATTAACTTCTTGATCTAGTCTTTCAATTTCTGCTGTACCTTCATTTTTTAGTGCATCACCGTTTAGTGTTGTACCACCTTGTGGTCCAGCGATTGTTTGGAATTTGGATCTTGCTTGTCCTAGCATAACTTTACAAACTGCAAGAGTATAATCTCTTATCCAAGGTTTAGAATAGATGTCTTTGAACAATGTTATGTCAGGTCTGTAATTATCAGTATGTAACAATATAGATTCGTTGTCTGCTCTCGGTCTTTGTGTAATTGTTAAAGTTTTTGTTGCTACATCAAAATGAAACTGTATGAACGAACCAAACATTTTTCCAACTAACTCTTGATAAGATGCAAAAGCATAGTAAGTGGCTAAACCACCTGTTGCTCCTGCTCTTAACAAGTAAGTGTTAGTGTATGCAAGATTGAACGGTTCAAAAAGTGTACCACCTTGGCCACCTTCTGTACGAGAGCCTACCGTTCTTCTGTGTAATCTTCTCACGTTGATAATCTCGTCTGGAAGAATATATTTGTTTTGGTCTTTTTTCAGTGTCAAAAAAGCATAAGATTCTTCCACAGCATTTGACGATCTTTGTCTGTATCTGTTAATGGCTCGATCTAATGCAGTTTGGTAATGTTTTGGGTCCAATTCAACGTCAATCATACCCTCACCTAGGTTATTTTTAACGTAATCGAATATTTCTTGTTGTCCTGTTTGTAGTTCTGACATACTCATATTTATAAGTTCTTGCAGTATCTATAAATATGTGTGTATGCCAAGATTATCTATTTTTAAACCGGAAAAAGGAAACGATTACAAGTTTTTTGATCGTAACATAAATGAGATGTTTCAGGTGGGCGGAACTGACCTAAATTTTCACAAGTATTTAGGACCGTATGATCAAGGAGACACTAACAAAGATGGCCCGGCATCACCATCGCAACCCAATTATTCTGGTAGCAATATAAACGAATTAACAATACAAGATTTACTGTTTTTAGAAAACAGAGATAGAAAATATTCTTCAGATATCTATTCAGTTAGGGGAATATATAACGTTCAAGATATAGATTTTAATCTATCACAATTTGGTATGTTCCTACAGAACGATACAATTTTTGTCACCGTGCATTTGAATGATGTGGTTGAAAGAATAGGTAGAAAACCTATGTCGGGAGATGTGTTAGAATTCCCTCATATGAAAGAGGATTATTCATTAGATGAGACCATACCAATTGCACTAAAAAGATACTATGTGATTGAAGATGTAAACAGAGCCGCAGAAGGATTTTCACAAACTTGGTGGCCACATCTATTAAGATTAAAATGTAAAACTTTAGTAGACTCGCAAGAATTCAGAGACATTGTTGGAGATGCAACAACAGAAGGTTCACTTGCAAGTTATATGAGTTCGTTTAACAAAGAAAAAGAAATTAATGATTCAATAGTTAATCAAGCAGAAGCAGATGCACCTAAATCAGGATTTAATTTTAAACAATATTATGTAACACCAATAGATGAACGTGGTAATGTTAGAACTGACAATGTTAATTCTACAGAAAGAATAGCAACTAACAAGCCAATAAATGCTACAATAGATACACCAGCAAGTTCAACTTATGGATTTTACTACGATGGAGACGGCCAGGCACCTAATGGATATCCTTCAGGTTTTGGAACTTCGTTTCCTACATCAAATGTTAACAATGGAGATTATTGGTTGAGAACTGACTTTTTACCAAATAGATTATTCCGTTATGATGGTACCAGATGGGTTAAGGTTGAAGATTCTATAAGGTTAACTACAACTAACGACGACACAAGAAAGAATTGGAAAACTAAATTTGTTAATGCATCAGGATCTACTACTATCAACGGTTTAACTGTTGAACAGAGACAAAGTTTGACTGACGCATTAAAACCAAAGGCTGACAATTAATGCTACACTTTTACGAAGGTCAAATACGAAAATTCGTCACTCAATTTATTAGAGTATTGAGTAATTTTTCTGTGGAAACAGGAAAAGCAAAAGATGGACAAATTAATCTACGTCAAGTTCCTGTGATTTACGGAGATATGACCAGACAGGTAGCAAATATCATAAAAAATAATTCAGAAAACTTTTTACAGTCAGCACCAAGAATTGCCGCATATGTTTCTGGCTTGGAATACGACAGAGAAAGAATGCAGAATCCTTACCATATTGAGAAACAACATTTAAAAGAAAGACACTACGACGAAACTACCAAACAGTATACAAATAAATTGGGTGCAGGTTATACAGTTGAAAAAGTTATGCCTTCTCCGTTTAGATTGAATGTAACAGCAGATATTTTTTCTACAAATACTGATATGAAATTACAAATTATGGAGCAAATTTTATATCTATTCAATCCAGACTTTGAGATACAAAAATCAGACAACTACATTGATTGGACAAGTTTAAGTTATATAGAATTAACTGGAGTAACATTCAGTTCAAGAACGATTCCAGTAGGTGCTGATACAGAAATAGATGTTGCTACATTAACTTTTTCAATGCCGATATGGTTATCTCCGCCTGTTAAAGTTTCTAAATTAGGTGTGATACAAAAAATTATTATGAGTATCTATGATGATTCCGGCACAGGTGCATTGAACAAAGGATTAATAGATGGCTCATTAATTTCAAGAAGTTACATTACACCACAACAATACAACATTTTATTAATGGGTAATCAATTGAGATTGTTAGGATCAACAGGATTAAAAGATAGTACGTCAGCAGGCCCAGGATATTATTCAGGTACTACAAACAAAACAAATTTAGATCCTTTTGAAACATTTGGTCCACCATTAAATTGGAATATTTTACTTGCACAATATGGTAAAATCACAAATGGAACATCGCAAATTAAATTACAACAAGAAAACGGAAATGAAGTGGTTGGTACAATTTCTACATCAACATTAGATGAAACTATTTTACTTTTTAATATTGATTCTGACACAATTCCTGGTAATACGTTAACATCAGTAAACAAAATTGTTAATCCTTTAACATTTAATCCTGGCACAGTTGCAAATGGTACAAGATATTTGATCATTGACGAACTAGGAGATTCAACAACGTCTTGGGGTGATATAGAGGCAAGTGTAAATGATATTATTCAATACAACTCAAGCACATCAAAATGGTCTGTTGTGTTTGATGCATCAAATCCTGATTCTACACAACACTATGTAACCAATCTAAACACAGGAATTCAATACAAATGGAATGGTGTTGAATGGTTGAAATCATATGAAGGTGTTTATATTGCTGGTAAATGGACTATGGTATTAGATGGCGGTAGTTCACAATACGATCCAAGTACTGACGTTAATAATCCATAGACTTAAAAAACTAATATTGTTATAATAAATTATGTCAAATAGTATTATATGTTCTGGTGCATTGTTTTACGCAACAAGCACGAAAAGATTTTTATTTCTACAGAGAACAGACAGTAAAACCAAAGGTGCTTGGGGATTGGTCGGCGGAATGACCAAATATAATGAATCAGCATTTGACGGTTTAAAAAGAGAGGTGGAAGAAGAAGTTGGTAAAACTCCTACATTCAAAAAAGTAATTCCTTTAGAATTGTTTACATCAAACGATCAAAAGTTTAAATTTAATACCTATCTAATTGCTATTGAAAATGAGTTCCTTCCAAAACTAAACGGAGAACATTCGGGATATTGTTGGTGTGCTTTTGAATGTTGGCCAAAAAACTTACACGCCGGATTGAAAAATACTCTTAATAACAAATCAATTAGGGGTAAGTTACAGACTGTTTTAGATTTGATTGTTTAATTGTTTTTTATGTAAGATTTACCTGTAAGTTTTTCAATATCTCTTATCATTTCTTCCATATTAACTCTTACAGTTTTTCCAGTTTTAGTATTTCTTGAATAGTATTCCCACTCACCTTGTTCGTTGTGTGGAGATATTTTAGTAACGTTTCCTGCTTCGTCTTGCACAAACATTTCAGCACTAGAAGATTCGTCTTTGGCATATATTTTTGCATAACCCGAAGATCCCCCAGGATCACCTGATAACACACCAAATTCTGCATGACCCTGTGCTACTCTGAAACTTGTTTCGTTTAATAATTGTAATGAATCAGATCTAAATCTACCTGATATGTTATTTGATCCATTCTTCATGAATGCAAATTCTAATATACCATCCTCAGATCCATCTGATGCATCTAGGATCTTACCTGTAATTTTTGCGTAGTTTACTTCTTGATTGTTATCATTCTCACCTTTGAATTTGATCTGTCCTATATAGTCTGCATCTGCTGGACTTGAACTGTTTCTTTTTAGCGATATTACTGGTCCTGCGGAGTTTGAATCTTCTGTTGTAGTAACTAATAAAGCGTCATCTGTTGATGTGTTCGTGATTGATGCACCTGTAGTGGTTGTCTCAAAAACAGTTGTGCCATAATGTTTTAATTTAACTGCACCTGTTGAACCATCTGCTACAACATACTCAGTTATTCCACCACTGCCATCATCAGTAGAAATTACAACATCCTTGTCATTGGCATAAGTTCTGATGTTAATATCACCTGTTGTTTCGTTGACATTAAGATTAGTACCCGTGTGTTTTATATTTGCATCTGCATCTGAACCAAGTCTTATCTCAACACTGTCATTAAATGTGTAGTGTCCTGTAATTGTTGGTGTGCTAGACTCTGTTAATACGTCTGTACCTGGACTTGAAACTTCTCTTTTTAAATTTATTCTATATGCATTTACAGTAGTTGATCCACCACTTGATGAAGCGGCACTCAACGTTACAATGTCACCCGATAGTGCGGCCGTGAATGTTAATTGGTCTGTGCCTTTGGTTGAAAGTGTCGGACCTGTAGAAACGTATGCGTCTGTGCCATCACTCACAACAGAAACTTCTGCTATACTACTTTCTGATTCTGAACTGTTGTGTGCTACAACATAATAAAAGGCACCGTGTGCATTGGATAAATTGAATGTGTCGAGTGCAGTAGAACTAGATGAAACTGTTGTGGCACCTATCTTTTTGTAGTTGACTCCTGTTGTTTCGTTCTCCGAATCAGTCAACAATATTCTGTGCATTTTAACATTTAAATTTGCTCTAGCACCTGTACCTCTTAACCTAACGTCATTGCCACTTATGTCCGTTGATAATGTTATCAGTGAAGTTGAACCTGTTCTTGTTGAGTTGTAAGAAACAATTTTAGATGCATTGCCGTTGTGTACTACCATACATTCTATTGCTTCTAATTCATTGTCTGTCGTGTCATTTACTGAAATAAAATATTTTGCTCCTCTGTGAGATGCGTGTGTAAAAGTATCTAAATTTTCAATTGCACTGTCAACATCTGCATTTATAATAACTTTGGTGTTA